TTGCAAGCTCGGATGAGGACAAGCTCCTCGTTAGGCAAGTTAGAACATCGGTCACGATCCCAGAGGATGTCGAACAGTGGATCATGCAGCGCGTCAAGCGGCATTTCGACAACAGGGATGCGCTTCTCTCGGAGAACATTACCGGAAAAAGTGTCAAGATGTGGATCTCGATGAAGTCGGAAGAAGCGGGGATGGTTGACAATTTTGACCTCCTTTCGCACTACATATTGTTACCAGGACCATAAGGATTATGTGGTGATCTAAGTGCGCGACCGTATACGGATAGAGACTGGATCGAAAGTACCTTCGCCGGCGGGCGGGACTGTATGGACACCCGTATCGTCCATTACCCGCTGCGCTGAGGCAGTGTCGGTTTCTGCTGCGGCCCGTGAGCGTTATCAATCGATTGACAAGGTAATCGAGTATGAATTCCAGTTTCGCGGTAGACCGACGATCACCATGCAGGGAACACGGTTTGTATGGGTAACCAACGGGCACCCGAACGTGCTCAAGATTTACGTTCCGGTAGCCCCAGCGGAGAATAGGGATGGAGTTGGACGATATACAACGGTGCTTGTGAGTGGTACGGGGGAGGTTGCAGATGAGTAAGGTGTTTGTCTCCTATCTTCCGGTGATATTACCGATGATCGAGGTTGCATCCCGTAAGGCGTTACTTGCCGCCTGCAACGAAGGGCGTAACCAGGTAGACAATAACCTATCAGGGTTACGCACTGGCCGGACGTATAAGGTGCCAGGAACACAACGGACTTACATAGCATCAGCGCCAGGTGAGTATCCGGCGGTGCGGCTTGGCGATCTTAAAGGAAGCGTCCGCGCAGTCGTCAAAGGCGATAAGGGATACATCGGCTCTGATGAGGAATATGCGTTGCCACTTGAGAAGAAGGCGTCGAGTAAAGGTGGGCGTCCGTGGCTCAAGCCGTCCTTGGATCAAGCGAGACCAAAAATGTTACGTGAGCTTGCTAAGAGGTGGTTCTAATGCCGCTTGAGACGGGACAGGCAACAAGGAAGTCTATCGCTACTCGCATTACGACCGATGAGACGATGATAAGCGTATTCAGCCACGACAGTCTTGTATGGTTATACGATATCGAGGCAGACAGTAATCCTGGTATGCCCTATATGGTGGATCGGCTTATGGTCAACGGTATCTTCGTTGGCACACACGACTACTACTTGGATCTGTACGATTATAACCTTGATGGCAACCCTGCTCGTATAGGGTTGGCTTTAGACCAGCTGAAGATTCTATTGCACGGATGGCAGATAACAACTGCTGAGGATGAAATTGGTGGCGGCGTAATGGAAGCACGGGATTATGGGTGGGGATGGATACCCACGGGCGATTCAAAGGTTATGCACTACGCGACTCACTGGGCTGTACGGTTCGGAGCGACGCGCGATATAACAAATATCTTAGCTTAAGGAGTGATTCAGAATGGGAACGCACAGAGCAGGAATAACCGCTGCGGCGGTGAACAAGTATTTACGGGGTGGAGGCCCTTTGTATAAGGATTTCACGGACTTAGATAATCCAGGTACGCTCCTTGGTGAAACGAAGGGTGGAGTGAGCTTTTCTTATGGCTTGAGCTTCCACGACGTTGAGCCGGACGGGGCGATGGGGCTTATCATCGGACATAGGCAGATCGACAAGATTATACCGACGCTTGCGGCAAGTCTACTGGAGCATTCAGTAAACCACTATCTGTGGCACCTTCCTGGTGCGAATAGCGATGATCAAGCACCGACGGGAGTCAAGGGCGAATACATTGGGGTTGGAACCGAGGTCGATGTTGGTGTTGCCCCAGCAGGGACACCTAGTATCGACGAGAGCACGCTTGAGGTGTGGCGAACGCCTGCGGCGTTGGGTTCGGGGGTGAAATTGACACTAGCTACGGACTACAACATAGTCGATCAAATCACCTTGGCATCGGTTGTGAATGGTGACACGGTAACGATTGGCGGGGTGGAGTTTACCGCTCACACTGATACGACGACCCCTGCAGATCGGGAATTTGCTATCGATGGAACTGACACGGAAGACGCTGTTGAGCTAGTTTCACTTATCAACAATGCGACCTATGGAGTAACAGGAGTCACGGCTACCTCAGCATTAGGCGTTGTCTCCCTTTCACGGGCAACTTCAGGGACGAAGAATACTATCACTCAGACTGGCGACACTATGACGATGGCATATCAAGTTGTTCTTGCTACCGCGGGTGGTGCTGTTCTTGATGGTGACTTCATCACCGTATTCTACGTCTACGATGCGACGGCCTCGGATGACACGTTTACGATCATCAAGCCAGGGCAGATCGCGGCGGCGGACCACCTAACAAATATCGCACTGTTGTGCGAGGTATCAGAGGTGGGCCAGACCTATCCGATCATCTTCATCATTAAGAATCCATTGAGCGAGCCTGATACGATTGAGATTCCAGGTGAACGGCTTGGTGAGACATTACTCAAGACAACCTGGAAGGGCTACTTTGATCCAGCGGACGGGCTTGACCTAGCGAACGCTCCGGTTGAGCTTTGGGTTCCGTATGGAATATAGGGGGATAGATGACTGAGAAAGAAACGAGCGGCGCGGGGCCTATGACCTGGGTCCCGCCCGTGCTAGACATTGTGGGTGTAGAGCGTAAGGTAAGTCGGCTTGGGCTTCCGCAGATTGGATATCTGGCAAAGATTTACGCTGCCGCTTCATCCCTTGCGAACCGTGCTGCCATGCTACAAGCGATCAACGATCCTACGATACTTGGAACGTTTTTGATCGATGCCTGTGTTGTAGCCTTCGATGAAGTTGTGGAACTACTTGCCAGCGTGATCGGTATGGATCCTGGCGTGTCTGAGAAAAGAATGGCGAAGCTCCGCGAGGAGCATGACCGCCGTAATGCGCAGCGTGTTGAACGAGGAGAGGATGCTTTCCCGTGGGTTCCACTTAGTAACGAGGGTACGATCCGCGACCCGAACACATTTCCGCTTGACGCTATTGTAGACCTCATTGAGGCTGTCATTACACATGATGACGTGATTGCTTTTTTCGACAAGTTCAAACGGATGGCGAAAGGCCCAGCCCTGGAGAAGCTGATACAGGGTTTGAAAGGGCGATCGACCGGATCGAAGAAAGGTACGGGTGGACGGACGAAGAAGTCCTAGCGTTACCGTACTCGCGGCTCTTACAGCTAATACGGGTAACACGAGAGGCTGTCAGAAGTGACCGCCAACGGGAAGCAATATGGAGTTACAGAGCAAGCCCGCCAACAGTAGGCGAAGGGGAAAACAGAACGGTAGTGCCGCTCAATAATTGGCTTGTGCAGCTTGGGCTTGGTGAGGAAGTAGAAGAGAAGGGGCGCACGTTGACCGACGAAGACATCAAGCGAGCATTCTCGCGGGGTGTAAGGAAGATAGCGGTGCTTCCACCAGGGATGAAGATTAAGGAGAAGTAAGGTGGTTCAAAATCGAAATCTTTAGATTATTCGGCACAATTCAAGTAAATAAGGCCAAGGCGATCGCTGACCTGAAGGCCGTCTCTGCGGCGGGTCAGACGCAAGGTAATAAGCTGACGAGCATTTTCAAGGCAGTTGGAAAGGCCGCCATTGCTGGGTTCGCTATCGTTGCCGCTGCTGGCGCGGGGATCTTCGTTGCTGCGATCAAAAAGGCTGCTGATTACGAACTCGCTATGGCGAAGGTCCGGGCGATAACCGGGGCCTCGGCAGATGAGTTTGCCGACTTAACCAGAAAAGCCAAAGAGCTCGGTCTTGAAACCGCACAGACCATGACTGATATCGCGGCGGGCATGGAAGCATTCGGGCGGGCTGGGTTTAGTGCAACAGAGATTATCAGCGCGATGGATGGTGCGGTAGCCCTTGCTGAGTCACAGGTGATGGACCTTGGTGAGGCCGTAGGTATCACAGCAAACATCCTGCGAGGGATGAGGCTTGAGGCGTCGGAGTCGGAGCGTGTCGTCAATGCGCTTGCAGCAGCGGCCTCATCGTCTAATACAACGGTTAGCTCTCTTGCAGGCTCAATGAAGTATTTCGCGCCGATAATGGCCGACCTGAACATTCCACTCGAAGAAGGGTTGGCACTTATCGGCAAGCTGGGCGACGCAGGCCTGACAGGGACAATGGCTACCCGTGCTCTTGCAACTGCTTTCACGCGACTTGCCGATCCAACAACAGAGATGCAAGAGGTGATGGAAGAACTCAATATTGAGTTCTTTGATGCTCGAGGGAACTTTGTCGGTATAACTCCGATGATCGCTCTGCTTGAGGATCGCTTCGCAGGCTTAACTCAAGAGCAACGACAGGCAGCCATTTCTACTCTGTTTGGAGCGGAGGCTCTAAAGCACTTCTCAATCCTGTTGGGTGTTGGGGCCGAAGACATTACCACGTATACAGAAAAGATAACGGGAACAACAAAAGCATTTGACCAACAAGCCGAGATGCTGGACACGCTTTCAGGTCAGTGGCAGATTCTCAAAGGGTCGGTCGAGCTGTTGCTGGTAACAATCGGAATAGACATGATGCCGATTCTCAAGACTTTTCTAAAGGACCGCATTATCCCCATAGTCAACAATATGACTTCTTGGATCGAGAAGATGGGGGGATTGAAGGGTATCTTTGCCGCGTTGAAGGGCAAGGTCAAGGATTGGGCAAGAGAGCACGAGCCGCTGATCTCAGCGTTCGTCAGGGCCAAGGACGCGGTGGTGAAGCTATGGAATACGGTGAAGGATGCTTTCCGCGCGATCGGCAAGGCGCTCGGACTGGCGGGTGAGGATGCACAAAGCCTTGGAACTACTTTTGTAAACGGCCTGACAGTCGCGGTGAATATCGTAGCGGATTTGCTCGATGTGGTCTCTCGTTTTATTAATTTCCTGTTGAGGCATAAGGCGTCAACAGTGGCGGCCATATCTGCTATTACCGTGGTGTTCCTTGCTCTCAAGGCGGTACAGATGGCAAAGTGGTTTGCGGCCACTATTAGCGGGATGACTCTTTTGAGCGCAATCCTATCACCAGCGGGTTTGTTGGTCATGGGATTAGGTCTCATTACAATTGGTTTCATCGAAGCGCGTAAAGCCATAACAAGCTATTCAGATGCTCAGAGCGAGGCCGTGGAAGCATCCAAGGATCTGGAGGGGGCATTCTCCGATTTAACGGACAGCGCGGAAGACGTGGAGAAAGCAGGGGTTATCCTGCAAGGGGGAATCAATCTTGTTGGGTCCAGGTTGGCGGAACTGGTTCAGACCGGAGGGTTGTCGATCATCACACTTCGTGACATCACTGACAAGATGGGTGATCTCCGCGAGGAGGTAATGAAGGTTCCTGTCAGCGAAATGGCTCAGGCTTGGGCGGAAGGCGTTAGCGCGATCCTTGGCGAATACGAGGAGATTCTGCCTGGGATCGGGTCTATTCTGGATGACCTTGTGGTGAAGTCAGAGGAGAAGGGAGAGGAAGCGGGGGAAGCGCTAACAGAAGGCGTCGTAAGAACTGTTGAGGAAGGCATACCTGACATAGAGGGAGCAGGGGAAGACACGGGCGAAGCGTATACAGAGGGAGTGGCTACCGGAGTCATGAACGGATCGGCGCTCATTCTCAAGGCCGAGGAAACGCTTCAAACGGTTTGGGATGCTTTACGTAAAGGCCACCATAAAGATGCGATAGAGGAAGAGAGGACATTCTGGGATGACTTCGTTGACGTTGTGAAAGACAGCGGAGCCGAGGTTGGAAACGTAATGGCCGATATGTGGGATAGCCTCAAGTCCCTGGCGAAGAGTGCCTTGGGCGACACGTTGAATGGTATTGTCGATCACTTCCGCGACCAGCGGCGACTAGCGGAGGAACATGCGGACCGGATGCTCGATATAGAGGAAGACTATAACCAGGACGCAGCGGATCTTCAGTATACCCGCCAGGACGACTCTAAAGACGCAGAGCTATCCTACCAACGGAGAGTAGAGGATATCGAGAGAAGACACCGAAGAGAGTTGCAAGGCATAACTGGTGAAGATACAGAGGAACGAGCTCGAATCGAGACCCGCTACCGTGAAGACATGGAAGATGCAACAACGAACTATGCCCGTCGCAGGGAGGACATTGAGGAAGATTATTCGGACGCAGTTATCGCGCAAGAGAGGCGTCGTGAACAAGCATTAGCAGATGAAAGACAGGAATACAAGGACACGCAGAAATCCCTATGGGGGGTACTTGGGGATATGCTGCATGATTTACTTACCGCGTTGCGCGAAGAACTATTTGTAAAGGCGGCGTCTCATGCCGTGGAAGCGCTTGCGTGGTCTTTCATCCCTCCGTTGTTTTTCCTGAATCCACAGGCGATCGGGCATGCAGCAGCGGCAGCGGCGTTTGCTGCTGGCGGTGCTGGCTTAGCAATTGCTGGCTTTGGGGAAGGCGCGGTATTTGAACAGCCGACCATGATCCCTCCGGCGCTTGTTGGTGAGAGTGGATATAAGGAAGCGTTTCTACCGTTGTCCCCAAGCATATTCGGTGAGATCGGTCAAGGAATCGTTGACGCATTAAGTGTGCCTACACCAGCCCCAGTATTGGTGGGGGCAGGTGGTGGGACTACGATCAATATGGACTGGCGTGGACTATACGACGGAGCGACGATCAACGTGCGTGACGATCAGGACATCACGCGGATCGCTCGTGAGCACTTTGATCTGTTTCGCTCACGGCTACGCAGTAAGGGGAGGGATATCGGATGAGTTCAATTCATCGCTTCACAATAGGCGGCACGGCGGATACGGCGCTTGGGGTAGAGCTTCTTCCCACTTTCCAAGAGCCAGTGCTTCCCGCCACGCGGGATCGGTCGGTTGAGATTCCTGGGCGACATGGGCGGTATCTGTTCTCTTCGGACCTCGCGGCGCGAGAGATTGTGCTTGACCTTGTGGTGATTGATTCGACCACGGCGGAGACGTTGCAAAGCCTCTCACGGGCGTTCGCAGCGATCCTCCTCGATCAGGATGGACACCCGGAAGACGTAACACTGGTATTTACGAAGGAACCATTGAAGACATATACGGTGCGCTACTCAGGTAACATGCCGCTGCAACGCCTTATAGGTGGAAGCAAGGGATACTTCTCTCTTCCACTCATTGCAGCGGATCCATTTGCCTACGGAGCAGAGCATACAGATACGGATAACATCATACGGTCGAACCAGACAGTGACAGTGGCAAATGCAGGGGATTACAGAACACCCCCAACAATTACAATAGCACTAGGTACAGGTTCAACCGACGTAACGGGGTTTACATTGCTAACACGACAACTCATTTCCACAGTAGCGGCAAATGGTAGGTTTGGAACAGCTAGATTTGGGACGGTCCGATTTGGTTCGGTCGCGGAAAATACCTACGCTACGCAGTTTCTTAGCTACTCAGGTACAATCACAGTTGGGGATATACTGGAGATCGACACCGACAATATGACCGTTACGCTCAATGGGGTCAACGCAAGAGCATTATTCAACGGTACTTTCCCGTTGCTCTATGTGGGAAATAATGAGCTACACTGGAAGGATGAGGACGCGAGTCGTGACGTGGATCTTGTGGTGGTGCACAAGCCAAGATACCTATAGGAGAGAGAAATGTATGATCCGAAGAATGAGGTACACACAACTTTAGCTAGTGCATTTGTGCATGGAACAGATGTAACGATGGTCCTCACTTCCGCGACGGGCTTCCCCGCGACCGGTAACTATATCCGTATTAGCGGGATAGATACTGATGAAGAGTGGGCCCTGTATGAATACACGGGAATCTCAACTAATACGCTAACTGGTTTGACGCCTTGCACCTTGGGAAATGTAGAGAGTACAGCGGCACACACGTTCGGTGTTGGTTCCATAGTAGAGGTAATGTTCGTCGCTGAGTACCTGAGGGATCTAGAAAGTGATGCTGTTTTAGACGCTCTTTTCGACGCAAATACAATTCTCAAGGCAGATTCCGACAATACCCCAGCCGCGTTGACGGTAGCAGAGCAGCGGATAGTGGGGAGAATAACGGCTGGCGTTATCACAGCTCTTACGGCGGCACAGGTGAATACCTTGTTGGCTACTTTCCTGGCCGATGGTTCCGTAGAGATGACAGGCGCGCTTACACAACAACCACTATCTGCTGACCCTGGCGATCCCGATGCTGGAAACTGGACATTCTGGATTAGCGATGGAACTGACAGCTTTGAGGCTGGAGACGTTTGCGTAAAGATAAATGTATTGGGGACAACGAAGACTTTTAGGCTAATCGATTATAGCGCTCATTAGGAGTATAATATAAGCATGGTAAGCAAGAACTGGACTGAGAAAGCGAAGGAACTGCGAGCGCAAGGGATGAGTTATGCTAAGATTGGGGCAGCGGTTGGGAAGAGTGCAGAATGTATCCATTATACATTGAATCCAGAGGCCAGAAAGCGTAGAAATCAAGTTAGCTTGAGGCGTTATTACAAGATAAGAAAAAAGATATTAGCGGAAGAGGCAAAATACTATCAAGATAACAAGGAAGAAATCCTAAAGAAACATGTGAAATACAAGCGAGAACACAGAAAGGAAACTGCAATTACTAGAAAGACTTACCGTGAGAATCATGGAGCTGAGCACAATGCAGATGAGGCAAAACGGCGTGCTTTGAGACGAAATGTAACCATAGTTGAGGACAAAGAAATGATTAATGAGATTTTCAGGATTGCCAGGGAAGAAAAACGCATACGATGTTATCTGTGTGATAAGCTCATTCCCCTTGGTCAACGAGAGGTTGATCATATAATCCCATTGATCAATGGCGGCAAACATTGTGCGTCGAATCTAGCGATAGTTCATAGATATTGTAATCGATCTAAGGGCCCAAAACTGCCTCAAGAAATAGGACTACTATTATAGGAGAGTGAGAAATTATGGGAACTTTTAACACTTCTGACCTTGGCCATCTGGCTAGATACGGCTTGCCAGTTAAGGAATGGATGCACTGGGATGACAACGTTGCACAGAATTTTAAGGTTCTAAGCACGATGGCGTATGTTCCTCCATTTATTACGGCAGGTCTCCCGCAAGCAGGGCTGAATGGTCTTGAGATGGGGAATTTTTGGGTAGATGTCTTTCACTGTTCACAACCTGACGCCGGATCGGACGAAACGGTAAACAACGGCTATGGCTCTACGGCTAGAGATACCCCCGCGAATATAGCGGCTGTGTCTCAGGCGGGCGTCGTGCCATGGACAGATATATCATGGCTAAACGCTCGTATCGCGGCCTCTAATCGGGTGATCCAGGGACGGGCCTGCCACCTGATGACACCATTCGAGCGAGCGAGCCTGTTATATCTTGTCCTGATGTCGGGGCATGATATCAGAGGCAACAATAACAACGGCAAGGACACGCGAGACACAGATACTTGGGACAACTATGGTATTTTCGATCCCGTCAAATCAGATTACCGTACCTTGACTGGCTCTGGCCCCTCTTCGTGGTGGTCGCATGGAATACCCGCCGCAGGTGTCTTTGGGCTAGTTGCAAACATCTCTGATTGGGAGGATCTGAGATTAGAAAGCGGTATCTTTCAGCCCAAAGCGTATCTAGCTGGGGCTATTGCAAAGGATGATACTGTAATTGCATACGATGATAACGCCAACGGAGATGGGGTCGATGTATGTCAGCTTACGCCAGGGGTATATACAATCACCGATGGTGTCAATGGTAATGAAGATGTGACAGTAGAAAGAGTATTGATTACCGGAAGGTTTACAGGTATTTTAACCCTTGCATCTGGAATCACGAATGTGGCCGGACATGGTGATAACTGTCTAATCCAGCTCAAAACGGCCATTGATTTGTGTCAGGATGATGCCGGGTCCTTTAAAGCAATCGGGGCATTGCTCACCGATGCGACGTCGAAATACATGGCATTGCCGGACTATTCGGATACGTCAAGCCACACAGCGACTTATCTTGATAGCTGGTATGCCTTTGACGCTGGAGACTCGCGGGCCTTGCGACGTGGTGGTGCTTGGGATGATACGAACTATGCCCGACGTGGTTTCTACATCAGGCCGAGCAATACGCCCACCCAACTGCTTCACGGCTTTGGCTTTCGTGCTGCATTAAGTATAGGTACACTATAGGAGGATTATGCTAAAAGATAAAATACCGGAATTTGATAGTTTCAAGTTTGGCGAAATACGATTATTGCCATACACAATAACCGAAAGCATCCCGATAGATCCCACCGACCCTGAATCGGATCATGAGGACGTCGAGGTGCTGATGGTCAAAGTGACGCGAAAGGTAGCCCCGCTGGATGTGAACGGAGTGGCGATCCCGTATCGCGTAAAGGATCTAGTGCGTAGGCTGAAGTGGAACACTTTGCCGGCAAGTATGAAAGCATGTCTGACACAGATGGATACCTGGACGCAGCAAGAGAAAGAGGACGAAGAAGGAGTGTAAGTGGCATCTGTAGTGATCTATAATACTAGCCGAGAACCAATTGCTGATCTCCATCTAGCATTTGATATCGGCTATGAACAACGGATCAACGGTCTCCACCGTGCTTGGTTTAGTCTTCCTCTAGACGATCCTCACATCGCAGAATGCACAGGAATGAATTACGCAGAGATCTGGGACGGTGATGAGCGGGTAGACCTGTTCAGGATCGTAAGGAAGTACAAGCGTCGCACAACAAAAGAAACCTATTACCGCTTCGAGTGCGAACATGCCCTGGTAACGCTGATGGACAACCGGTTCCAGGCGACTACCTACTCAGGGCCAGGAACAACGACCTCGATCGGTGACGTGCTCGATGAACAGGATACGGCCAACTGGCAACTTGGGACGTGCGACTTTGATCGGCAGTTTTTGTACAAGTGGAAGCCAGGCACATCTCTTCTCGAAGCATTGATGTCGATTCCGGCACGGTTCCAATGCGCTTATCAGTTGACATGGGATACGTCCTCTTATCCGTGGACGCTCAACCTAATTGAGCCGCCTGCGACAGTCACGGCCTATCTTGACTATTCCCGCAACCTGAAGACCATCGACATAGACGAAGACTTTCGTGGACTTTACACACGACTTTATCCCTATGGTGCGAAAGCGGGGGCGGACCAGCTTGACATCACAGGTATTGAACCAGACGGCCACAACTACATCGAGAACAACGTTGGCACTTACGGATTGATCGTAGGCCCACGCTGGAGCGATCAGAGATATACCATCGCACAGAACCTCTACGATGCAGCGGTTGACAAGTTAGCTGAGGCGTCGGTGCCCAAGGTAACGTATACGATGGGTGCGGCGGACCTCTCCCGCCTCACCGGAGTAAGTACGGACCAATTCGTGCTCGGGGCATTGCTCTCTGTCAATGATACGGATATGGGAATCACGATCGAAGAGCGGATCGTTTCCGTCTCTAAGCCGGATCTCGACGGGAAGCCAGGAGATGTGACGATCCAAACATCCAATAAGTCAGAGGAGTTCGACCTGCGGGACGTAGTACGGGTGAACGACCTGAGTGCGTTAGAGATGGTGGACATTCCAGGTGGGGTGGTGGGAGCGTTAGCAGCCTCACCCTCAGTGGCGGGCCTCTATGCCTCTACCGATTACTTGGGGTTCTCAGATGGAACTGACTGGCGTGCTTATTTCGACATCGCTGGACGGGTCAGGCTCATTGGTGATGCAGACCACTACCTTACGTTTGATATCAATGCGTCACCACCACTAACGATCAAATCAGACGGTGAGTGGCTAGGTACCGCATTGATCTCGAATCTAATCGCTGGAAATCTAACCGTGGGTATGAATCTAGGTACCGGCGGCTATATCAAGAGTGACAACTATGAGGCAGGAGTAAGTGGCTGGCAGATCAACAACAGCGGAAGTGCGGAGTTCCAGAATGCAACTATACGAGGGTCATTGAATGCGTCTGACTTGGACGCAGGGACCATTGATTTCGCTACCATCTCACGTTCGGGTATGAGCATTATAGCTGATGAAATAGCCAACGGAGCGGTAACCGACGCTAAGATCGATACGGTGTCAGTCTCAAAGTTGCTTGCTGGTGACATCAACGTGGCGTGGAACCTCGTAGCTGGAGGATCGGTCAAGAGTGACAACTATGAGGCAGGAGTAAGTGGCTGGCAGATCAACAACAGCGGAAGTGCGGAGTTCCAGAATGCAACTATACGAGGGTCATTGAATGCGTCTGACCTTGACGCAGGGACCATTGATTTTGCTACGATCTCCCGTTCGGGTATGAGCATTATAGCTGATGAGATTGCTAATGGAGCTGTGACGGACGCTAAGATCGATACTGTAACGGCTGCTAAAATTGTAGCGGCAAACCTTGCTGCAATCAGTGCCGACCTAGGAGCTATTACGGCAGGGACTATAACCCTCAACGCTGCTGGACACATTAAGGGCGGGCAAACTGCCTATGATAGCGGGGTAGGATATTGGATAGGGTACGTTGGTGGATTGTATAAGTTTTCCATTGGAGATAGCAACGGCTCTAATCTCACATTCGATGGTGACAATGTACGTATCGAGGGTGCCGATACTTATATTGCAGGTGCCGTGAACTTCGCGGGGATCGAGGTCTCCGATGTGACTGGGTGGAGATATGTCGCTGACCCCACGTATATTGATGGGCAGAGTATCTATGCACATACGATAACAGGAACGGAGATCAGTGCTTCTGCGATAATCACGGCTGGGACAGGAAACAACGTGGCGGTTCTGAATGGGACTGATGCAACTTGGCGGATCTATGCAGGACATGCAACGCCAGCAAGTGCGCCGTTTAGGGTAAACCAAACAGGGCAATGCTTTGCGACGGATTTCCAGACCTTAACGGATACAGATGGTACTCTCGTTATATCTGGTGGTGTTTTTCAGGGTGCTATAGGACATATAGCAGAGGCTGGATGGGTCTTTGAGGGCAATGCGGAAACTTCTTGGACTCTCTTGGGGGTCGCGGGTGATATAGGGGCTCACCTTGCTCTTGTTACTTTGTATGTCGTCAATGATAACGTGGGTGTAAACAATTTTGCCTTTGCTCCCGTGGGCAATGATGGCTATTGGCCTGCAGACTGGAGTGATACATACGGTACTAATGTTATACGCCTAGCAGCTTCGAAGTTTGGATGGGTGACCGTTAGGACTAATAGCTCTGGGCAAATATACTGGAAGGCCACCAGCGCAATAAACGTCCATATTGCCCTAGATGCCTGGTTTTATTGATGATTATAAATTACCAATCAGTGAAGATACCTAAGTTGTTTCAGAGTGGGGGTTTGTGATAGGATAAACAAAGGAGAAACATGACCAAGAAAATGGTAGAGCTCAATATCGGGCAAGAGATCGAAATGTTAAGGGGACCTATACCAACAGTCAACGGTCGGTTGATGACAGTGGGCGATTTAATCCTACAGCGGATCCCGATAGCAGCAAGCGGGAACAGGGATCAAGCAGTAAGATTGTGGAACATCGGGCTGGAGATGGACAAGGCAAAGGGCACGTTCACCTTGAGCGAGCTGGACCTTGAGCTGTTGAAGAAGTCAGTCCTCAGTGGTGATATGCAAGTGTGGGCACAGGTCAACCTTGATCGGGCATTCAAAGATGCAAAGATAGGAGGTGTTACCGATGGAGAAGACGCTCAAAAGCGAACTAAGAAAGGCGCTGGAAGAGGCAAAGGTTCACATTGATGAAGCGATAGCTATGCCGCTTACAGCTGATGCGATAGTGGCAATACAGCGGCGGATCGATGCGGTTCTCAATGCGCTGTCATGGGTCCGGCAAACAGTGGTACGGTTGAAGAAACAATCAGAGGAATAAAAGGAGAATAATGGACCTGAAAACCTTAACGCAGGCAGGCGCAGCTGTCGTTGTCGCATTCTTGTTTTTGAGGTTTCTCAAGTGGCTCATTCCGTATCAGACCACGCAGTCAATGTCGGTTGTAATCGAGGTCGTTCAGGACTTCAAGGCGATAATGGCTAATCATATGGAACATCAGGCCAAAGAACACGCGGCGTTCATGAAAGCTGAAATGGAACAGATAGAAATGCTACGTAATATCAATGGCAACTCTGAAATAGCGAAAGGAGGGAAGAAGAAAGGTGAAACGGGATAGGCAACCAATAAACAAGTTTATCGGGAGGTGAACATGGCTGACGCCAAAGGCATTATAGCGTGGGTAAGTAATTGGTTTGATAATGCGATCAACACAGCTGAAGGCACTGGCATGCCAGGGCCAGAAAAGAAACAAAGTGTCCTTGATAGGCTTTTTGAGCTGCTTGAAATAGGCGGAGCGTTAAAGGGTATCATTGAATGGGCTATGGGCTTGATAATCGATGCTCTTGTTCGCAGGAAGAACGACACTGGCGAGTTCACTCACGGAGGTGAGTAATAATGAAGTGGAGTAAGTTTCTATCTCGAAAGTTCATACTGGCGGTCCTAGTTGTAATCTTAGGTTTCTTGAACACGTTAAGGCCTGAGCTTGTCGAAGCCATACCGTGGCCTGCGGTCGCGGCGGCACTAGCCTTTATTTTCGGTGAGGCTGGCAGGGACATTCTGCGGGATTACGTAGACTACAAGCACAATGGTAGCTAGCAAGCATGAGGCCTGGATAGGCGACTAACGTTTCTTAACCTCCGGGAAGGGGGCACTACGGTGCCCCTTTCTTCTTTTATCGTCGCTTGACTTCTCAATAGTAATATGTTATGATCTTCCTACTATGACACAAACAAGAGCAACCGTACCAGTAGCAATCAGTAGAGAGACACACGACCTAGTCCGGCGCATAGCGTACGAGCAACACATAACTATGCGCAAGGTAGTAGAAAAAGCGTTGCTGGAGATACATGGCGAAGACGAACACTATGAAAAGGAAAGGAGGAAGAATGTTCGGCAAAAAAACTAGAAAAAGGCTAGATCGTCTGGACCGAGATTACAGTCAACGTATAGGCAACCTTGAGAAAACAATCAACCAACTGGCGTGCGACCACAGCGATACAGAGTTTAGGAGTCATCCTTTCTCTCCGTTCTGGATTGGTCCCACAGGGGCAGTACGTCTTCCTTATACCAAGGAGTGCTTGCTCTGTGGCAAGTTCGTATTCTCTTGACTTCTTGATGTCCATAGGTTATGATGTTTATATATACAAGGAGGTAAGAACATGTTACGACAAACCGCAAGTCCTGCGGAAATAGTTGACGTTGTAGCCTACAGTCATTACCGCTACAACCGGAAGCACTTTCCCGCTTCACCGGAAGTAGTGAAGGAAGACTGGTATCCCATGTATGGCGAGAAGATGGTGAACCGGATGGAGCGGAAGTATCAACAGGAGGTTACTAGTGAAAACGAAGGTTAAAATGCCAAGAGGAGAGATCAAGCTAGGAACATATATCGGAAGAGCTAAAGGCAGAACAGGTAGTGAACAGACTATCTTTGTCTCTCTCGATGAGTCCACTCCAGGACTTTATGAGTTGTACGCAGAAGGTGACCACCCGTATAGCATGCACCTTACAAAACAAGAAGCAATATGGCGAATCGAAGGCATGAAGTATCTGGGAGAAGACGTGCTAGACGAGGAGGAGAAGCGGTATCAACAGGAGCGACACGCAAACGTCGATCCGGTATTTCGTACGATTCTCAAGGAGGTGTCTAGTGATACTTGAGACGACCGGACCTTGCCCTTCGTGTGGCTACCCCTATGCCAGTCATGTCCACTATACGGAAGGCGAATCACCGCACGAAATATACTGTGAGGAGTGCGGCTTCAACTGGGTACAGAGCAGAGGTAACTTGTCACCGGACGATGAAGCACAAGCACATAGAGGCTTGCGTGAAGAAGCTATGGCGTACCAAGACCCAGAAGACAGGGAGGAAAGAAATGAAGCGTTGCCCTGAATGTAACGGTACGGGGGAAATTGAGATCCAGATCGGCGGCGATGGATATGATAACAGGTGTTGTGCGGTGGCGGACGTTCCAGTTGAATGTCCTGAATGTAACGGCACAGGAAAGGTAAAAGGGAGGAAAACGTGAACGAGAAAGAACAGAAAGGCGGCATAATTGATCTCCTAGTTGAGAACTATAAGAAAGTGAAGAAGCTACATGTGGTTCTTGTCATGGGGATCAACGAGATCACTGGCCCAAACGGGGCAGGCAAAAGTTCAGGCCTTGACGCCGTAGCGAACATCTTCGGGGGGAAGAAACTAACCCCACCGGAACCAATCAACGAGGGGGCGCAAGGGTTCCTACTCCAAGCGACACTCCCAAAGCTGGGCCTCAAGATAACCCGTACCGGCAAACTGCGAGAGGACGGCACACTCAAAGAGGATCTAATCGTAGAGAATGCTGATGGTCTAGCTGCTGGAGCGGCACTGGGGAGACCCCAAGAGTTACTTGATAAGGTCCTCCACGGACACAGCGTAACCCTAAAGTCACTCATGGAAATGCCAATAGCCGAGCGCATCGCAGTTATGCGAAAGGTCACGGGTCTCGACTTCACAGAACTAGATGCTGAACGCGAAGCGGTATACGCTGAGCGAACAGCGGTCAACAACGCGACCAAGGCGCTTCATGCCCGTCTCAAAGGCATGTCTACGCATATAGATGTACCGGATAAGTTGGTGTCCGTCTCGGATCTAATGACTGAGTTGAACGTCCAGACAATAATCAACCAGGAAAACGACGTGCAAAGGAAAAGGCTAGAAGCAATCAACAATCAAGTCTGGAATATCGAATCAGAACGAAACCATCTCGTGGAACAGATCGAAGAGCTCAAGAAGCAGGTTGGGCAGAAGACAGAGGAGCGCAAGGCAGCTGTCTTATCGAGCAAGGCGATAGCGGAAGAAGTTGACAAGCTAGAAGACTTCGACCTCGGGAAGATTCAGTCCAGGATCTCCGAAGCCGACGGTATCAACGAAAAGGTAAGAGCTAACGTAGCCCATGCCGAGGTCGAAGCCGATTATGTGAGATCAACAGCTCACGGTAACGCCCTCACAAACCGATTGAAGGAGATCGACAAGAAGAAGGCGGATGACCTCGCGGGTGTGAAGTTCCCCGTCAAGGGATTGTCCTTTGACTCCGAACATATTTACTTGAACAAGAAACCGCTAGAACAGGCTAGTCAGGTTGAGTTGATGAACCTTGACATCGCTATCGCTATCGCTCAGGACCCCGACGTTCCCCTCCTGCTAGTCAACAAAGGATCGCTCTATGACAAAGGTCACCGGAAGGAACTAGACCGGATGGCTAAAGAGAAGGGTGTGTTTGTTGGGTTTGAGCGCGTGCTTGATACCCTTGAGGACGCTGAGAAAGAAGGAGTGGCTGTCTTCATGGAGGACGGTGTAGGAATAGTAATAGGGGAGGAAAAGTGAACGAGATCGACGTAGCAAAGAACATGAGTATCTGGAACAAGGTTGCACAACCGCCCAAGGAAGTTCTGAAACAGATTCCCGCTGGTCGACTGAAAGGGAAAACGAGTATTGATCCCCAGTGGCGACTGCAAGCGCTCACAGAACGATTTGGCCCTTGTGGGATCGGCTGGAAATTGGAGACAGTTAGGCAGTGGACCGATCCTGGGCCAGAAGGACAAGTATTTGCGTCTACCCATATCCTCCTGTACATACGGGTAGACAAAGAATGGAGCGATCCCATCCCTGGTACTGGCGGCTCAATGCTGGTAGTGAAGCAATTCGACAAGTACAAGAACGCCGAGGTCCTCTACCTGAACGATGATGCGTTTAAGATGTCGGAGACTGACGCATTATCAGTAGCATGTAAGAGGCTCGGATTTGGCGCTGCTATTTACATGGGACAGTGGGACGGGGAGAAGTACACAACCGGACCTATAACCATTGACGAGCATAAGCTAGCTGACTGGCTCCTTGCAGTGGAAGAAGCAGCGGAGGGACTGCTAGAAGACTTTCTGGAATGGTGGCCTAACAGCAAGGAGAAAATTGAGAAGGATTGTGGTGAGGGAGTTGCAGCGAGGATATACGCCAAGTACGTTGGGCTCCTGAACAAAAAGAGAGCTGAAGTAAGGGAAGCCAAGAAAAAGAAAGCGGAATAGGGAGGTTCGAAATGTTAGGGATTATAATAATGATAGTTTTCGGTGGAGTACTTGGGATTTTTGCGATTTGGTCAGTAGTTTCTGGTTTTAGTGCCAAAGGCGGATATAGTACCTCTGATGGAGATGCTAGGGTAGGGTTTGGCACAGCGGGTATCATAGTTGCTATTTGCGTATTGATCTCTATGCCCGTTGGTCAATATTCAAGTAACTTAACCTTAGTGTACCGCTTGCCAGCAATCGAAAAGACGATTAAGGAACAGACAGTATTGATTGCAAATGGCGATATAGGTAGTGGGCTTGAGGGAATGCAAATGAAGCAGAAAATACAGGATCTTCTTCTTGAGAAAAACGAGCTATTGGCTACTTATGAGGCTCGGCAAGTCTCACCTTGGTGGATGTTCAAGCCAAGGTGGATAGCGGAATGAGGATTATCGAGTGTGTCCAGTACTCTAAAGAGTGGTGGGATGCAAAGAGAGGAATCCCTAGCTCGTCTGGCTTCAGCAATATAATCACGTCTACAGGGAAGCCTTCAAAATCAGCTATGGGCTATGCCCAAGAACTTGCCGCCGAACGGATCTCGGGATTCACCGAACTTTCATACCAATCAAAAGCGATGGAGGAGGGCAGCCGGAGAGAGGAGGAAAGCAGGCTGGTATATGAGATGAAAAGAGAGGTAGAGGTCAGGCAAGTTGGCTTCTGCCTCTCGGACTGTGGTCGATATGGATGTAGCCCAGACGGGCTAGTGGGCGATGATGGTCTACTAGAGCTGAAGAATAGGACGGGTAAAGTCACGATTGAACATATCCTTGGAAACAAATTACCGACATCGGCTATCCAGCAAGTCCAGGGACAGTTGTTTGTTACAGGTCGGCGATGGTGTGACTACGTTAGTTACTACCCAGGACTTCCTATGCTGATTGTTAGGGTAGAACGAGATGAGAAATTCCTTGCTGTACTCGAGGATCTTCTGGAATCGTTTTGTTGCAAACTAGAAGAGATCTGCACAACCATTCGGCTTAGGGGGTTGAACTGATGGACTGGATATATCCATTTCCTCTTGGATTCTGTAAGGAGGAGGAATAATATGGAATTAATTACTCTTATTGAAGAGGGCCCGAAGTGTCCTAAGTGTAAGATGAAGATGGTAAAACGGTATAAGAACTGGGCTTCATATCGAGTTGAAGCACCCTGGTATTGGTGGTGTGGCTGCGGATACAGGATAGAAGGAGGGATTGAGCCTAGGGCAACAGAAGAACAACAAGCAAGGGCAAATTGGCAATCAATCAATGGGCTTACAAGTACAATTCCAGCTAATGAAGGAGAGGACTAATGCTAGTCACCGTTGACCAGATCAAAGCAAATATTAACGAACTACCCGCTGATTATGCTGAGCATGTTCACATTACTCTCGTTCCCACGGCAGAAACGGGCGGGACAGCAGAGGTCGAATCGTTTAGCGACCCGAAACAAGAGAAACCGTGGGTGGTGCATATCGAGAAAGCCAAGACGGTCGGATATCGAAGCGTTACCTGCACATGCCCCGCTACAAGGTTGTGTAAACACATAACAGCCTTCTACGCCGTGGCGAAGCATATCAAGCCTGTGATTTCAGAGGAGTCGGCTGGGATTGATACGCCCAAGAAGGATGAAGGCAAGGAAACACCCTCTGAGGAGATCAAAGGCGAAGGAATGACGCCTGAGGAACTTGAACAGACATTCAAGGACATTGGGGCGAGATGTGAGAAAATAGCAGAGGCAGCAAAGGAACTTACGGCAGCACTAGCGGAGATTCAGAAATGAATAGCTGGCCTGGCCCAAAGAATGGTACGGCTTCCTGGGGTCTAAACAAGCCCTGGGACACGGCGAAAGAAAACAACAGGGTTCATTTACTCAAGCGGAAACGGTTGAGTCCCTGTGACCTCCTTGGACGTTGTGCGACTTTGTCGGGCTGCATGGGTTCGAGCACCCGTGGCCAGGTCAACTTTCTACTTGATTGTCTAGAGGAAGCGAAGAACATCGTATACGCACTGTTGATCGTAATCCCGTGCGAGATCAAAGGAAGAATACGATGACCAAGAAGCAAGGGGGTCCAGAAGGCCGGGAGTGGAGAGAGGATAGAGGGGGAGAGATGGGTGAGAAAGGATTAAGGATTCGTATCGACGGACCAGGACGTTACTTTGTCAACGGTATTCGATGGAAGAGAGAAGCGCTTCAGCTGTTGCTAAGCGTTCAAAAGGAGTCACCGACGCAGAGATATCTCGCCGGTGTGAGTCAAGAAGATGCTATGAATCTGACAGGGCAATTCATGGACGCGAGGAGATATGACCAAGGCAGTTAAGGTTCCAGAAAGCCAGGAAAGGTTCGCGGAAGACATCATCAGCTACAATAACCAGTTAGAATACCGGATGAGGCATTGTGTTCGCTGTGGAGTAGGCGTAAGGCTAATGACGTACAAGATGTATGACAAACGGTATACGGATACCAGTTGTGTGTGTGAACGATGTAACAAGGTAATGGGAGGATAACGTGAAGAGTAAATTAGCTTACTTCGGTTTCGTTCTAATCGGAAGCCTGTTGTGCATGGGCGTTCCGATAGTGATAGTTCGCTGTTGGATATAAGCAACAAGAACGACGGAGGTGGTTAGAATAGATAAATGGGGAGACAAAGGGAAGTACGAAGGGATCGACGTTGATTCTCGTGCGGATTGGTCTCATGCGTTGTATCCGCTCCTGGCGCGTCCGATGAAGGTTGTGATTGTCCCACGTGTCAACAGGATGTGGAGAAGCAATCCCGATGGCTTAGCGGAGATCGTGAGTGGGACGTTCATTGGTTTCAAGCTTGACGGCTCAGCGGTGTTCCAGAATTCAGTAATTAGAGGGTCCATTGAGGAGGTAGAAGATGCACGTGGGATCGATCGAAAGTGAGCTTACAGCGGCGGGGCGTGTATACGCTTATCTCGCGCACCGTAGAGGTTCCTGGGTGGATTCATGGCGGTTGACGCTTGACACGCAAACAACGGCGATCTCGACGCGCATCTCAGAGATCCGTCACCAGCTGCCGCCAACCGAGGATGTTGAAGTCAACCAGATCGGGCGCAAGTTCTATTACCGCTTGGTCAAAGTGGTTCAGCCGGTAGGCGAACAACTAGCATTCAAGCTTCTCGCTAGGCAAGTAAGGCCATTAGCGACGATTCCTGATGATATAGGAGTGTGAGGAAATGAAAGGTGAACCTGAGCATGATTTTTACAGAGAAGCACGGATTGAAGCAGAAACAGCTAAGCGTACAGGGCTAAAGTATTATGGGCTTGAGAGTAGGGTTACTGGTCATCGTTATAGTGACGAATGGCGATATTACAGCCTTTATAACGGTGCTCGTGGTGCTTGGCACTGGAGCCAGGAACTTGCGATCGAGGATGGAGAAGCACACAAGGCACTGGTAATTTTATCCTTGCGTATTATTGATTGATCTAAATTGCCTTGACAATGGCGGATAAATGACTACAATAATAGTTGCGGGTGAGGCGTGCCGGAGCCTTGCCCTGAAAGGGTGCTCCGTTATTCGGGGCTGCTTCGCCCGCAACTCTACCGAATAGGAGTAGTATAAAATGTATAGACCGATAGACGCTAGATTCTGGACAGATCCTAAGATAAGGGAACTCAATCTAGCAGATCGACATGCTTTTCTCTACCTGCTAACTAACCCACACACCAATATGCTTGGGCTATATCGTTTGCCCTTGCCATATATGGCTGATGACCTTCAACAGTCGTTGAACACTTGTCGAACAGTCGTTGAACGACTGTCGAACGCTAATCTAATCGCCTATGATCGAGCCAATCACATGGTATTCGTGAGCCACTTTCTCAAATATAATATAATCAAAGGTGGTAACCGTGAAGCTGGTGCAATAAATAGACTGCATGAGCTGTCACCAACACCATTATTGCATGATCTGCAAAACGCTATAACACAATATCAGCCTGAACTACAGGACTTAAGCAAAGCATTAGGATTAATGCTAACCGAACGGTGTCTTGACAGTGATCCGATAGTGCATGAACAGTGTTCACACAGTGTCGGAACTAAGGAACAGGATAAGGAACAGGATAAGGAACAGGATAAGGAACAGGATAAGGAACAGGATAAGGAAGAAACGGCTATCAACCAAGTCATCGACTACCTAAATGAAAAAGCAAACACCCGCTTCCAACACAGCGTGCAATCGCAGAAGCATATCCGTGCGCGTCTGCAGGCTGGTGCAACAGTCGAAGACTGTTGTCTCATAATTGACCACAAGCTCAAGTGGCTACACGATGAGGACATGGCGGAATACCTACGTCCAATAACGCTCTTCAGCTCAAGCAAATTCGAAGGATATCTTACAGCAGCGATACGATGGGATCAGAACGGTAGACGACGAACAAAGGAAGAGAAACTAGCGCGCAATAAGGCGATAGCTAAAATGGGGTCGGCGCTATATGACACGCAACACAATGAGGCGCCGCCTGAAATGATAGAAGAAGCACTTGGAGATGGTGGCAATGGCAACGGCTAAGGGAATTGCAAAGATGAGCAAGATATTCGATCAAGCATACGAGAAGCCGATAGATGAAGAAGCCTATTCTTTGTGGTTAGAACTGTTTGAAGATGTTGACGATGAAGACTTACGTAAGGCGGCGATATGGTTGGCCAAGACTCGCGCACAGTATATGAGAGGGCTAGTAACGCCAGATGAAATCACTAGGGAGCTGCAAGACATGGGAATATACCCTCAACGACGCCAAGAAGACCCTGCGTTCGCGGCGGCAATGGCGCAACAGTTTCCCGTAGCGGAGGGGAAGGGAATCACGTTGGCTGAGTTCTATAAAATGTACCCCGAAGTAGGACAAGCATTGAAGTCATATATGAGAGGAGGGAAGCGTGAAACTGTGGGGTCTACCAGTAATTGAGGATAATCTGCGGTATTTATCAGCTACACGATTGCCTACGGGCGCGGACATAACTCTTGCCGACCTTGGCTACTATGTTCTCAAAGCATACCGTATCGGAGAGCTAGACGATAAGGCCGTTTACCAATTTGAGGGCATAGATCATAGTCATGGTCAGCTGGCAATTGCAAGAGAATACGTAGGTAATCAGATAGTACTCTATCCGCTTAGTGAAGATGAGCGCAAGCGATGGGAAGGACAAAGGGAGGGAGCGAAGAGATTAGGAATGAAACCATGAACAGCCTAACGGATTATGCTTATGAAGGCGTGAGACGGGTCACTTATGATACAGGTGGCGGTGAAGCCGTATTTGTCCCTGTTTGTTCTAAGTGTGGAAGGTTCGCGAAGGCCGACAAGGAGATCCTGGTCGGTGACCTCAGCGGATTGGCAGACCAACCCAACGCGACTTGTTCAAGGTGTGGGAGAATAAAGATGCTATTCGAGGGGTTTTTCTAGAGGGAGGGAATCATAGTGATGAAAGAGCAAGAATTTCTCCTAACAACAAAAAATGGGCCTGAAAAGGTAATGGGTCGTGGATATGGTAAGTATTTCTATATTCACGGGGAACCAAGACACTGGACGATAGCACATGCCCCTACGGGATACATGATAGCGTTTTCTGACTCGTTAGAGAAGTGTCGACGCATAATCAACGAGCTGTTGTCCATTGACATTGATTGGAGCTCGGCAGATCCACACTACTTCTCGCACTCACCAAAGAAGATCAAAAGACAGGTAAAAGATGTACTGGCAAGGAGATATGAGAGGTGAGCGATGACTAGAAAGGTGAAGATATTACGTCGGATTGACTTGTTCGTGGGACGGCATATGGGCGTTAGACGATGGATCGTTTTCTGGCTTGTCGTTGCCGGGGGCTGCCTATGCTTGTTGTTCTCGGTACAGTCCTGGGCTGTATATACGTTCTGTCCAATAGGTGTTATCCTGGGGTTGATCATGGCATGGGGTAATCTTCGGAGGTTGCGATGAATAAAATGATCGAGAGTGAACAGCGTGTTGGGACGGCTGCGCGTTTATTTGTTGATGCGACGACGAATGTTGCCTTAAATACTATTCAAGCGGAGAAAGAAAAGAGGTCTATACATCTTGCCCGTTGCCCTGAATGTGGAGGGAGACCAGATCCTGTTAGGTCTATAGACGGCGACACGTATGGCGTGATATGCTCTTCTTGTGGTGTTATGCTTGAGGGTTTTCGGACTCGTGCCGAAGCAGATGAAACGTGGAATCTTAATTATAAGAGCGAGGGGGAAGATGACTCGTAGTAAGGCGATCCGTGAGGAAGTCCTCAAACTCGATCACTACCACGGTCAGATATCCGGCTTCGACGGACGGGATCTTGGGGAGCGATCAAGGCTTGCCGTTCACCACGTCGATCCGTTAGGTGGTGGCGGTGAGGATACCGTCAAGAATGGGATCACCTTGCGCTCAGACATTCATATGCCATTCATTGAAGACAAGGCATTGACGATCGAGAAATGGGATCGCGACGCGGGGATACTCGAAGTGATAGATCACCAGGGCGTTCTTATCGAGGAGCCCGGGCCGGTGCCACACGAAAAGTTATGGTTCCATCGAGCGCGGTTGAAGGAGGAAGGGGAGGTAATCACCACACGCCTGAGCGTATACGCACGGATAGAGCGTGACGTGGCACGGGACGCTTATCGTCTCAAGCACAGATTCCAGACGATCGATCCAGAGGTGTCGTTTTTAGAGTACCTTGCCTCGCGTGGCCTTGCCTCTGCGACACTGAACAACGCGGCGCTGCTGTATGCGAAGAGCCTGAAACTTGGCTTTGAGTGGAAGGACGGCGTGACGGCGACGGATTTCTGGCGACAACTAAAGGATGCTGGTCTGGTTAAGCAGCGAAAATATTGGCACGTGGCGTTCAAGCACGCGGGGATGCTGCGATTCTTGGTCAAGGTGAAGGCGATTAAGATCAGTCATTGCACGAGCGATGAGTTCGCAGATATAGGGAAGGCCGGCTTTAAGGCCGGAAAACTGTTTCAAATCAAGGCCGTTCGTGGTAAACTATTAGGACCGGACGGAAAGGAGATAGCTCATGGGTAAGATATTATTAGGTGTGATCGTGGAAGTGATTCCAGATAAGAATAGTACCCTTCTCCGTTACAGAGATGAGAGTGGCAAGGTGCTGGTTGAGAAGCTTATCTCTGGGGTGCGATACGGTGATAGCATCGAGATTCCATTTTACGGTGATGTGGATGTGAGCTCACAGCTACATTGTGTACTAGGAGCGGCTATAGGCTCAACTTGTATGTACTACAATCGCGGAGGTTACTGTGACCGTCATTGGATTAAGGCTAAAATAGAAAATGAGAAGCCAGTATGTTCGGAGTTTGCGTCGAAGCGTTGGGCGGAAGAAGAAGCAGGAGAAGACAAGAAGGAGATAGGCGAAATAACGTTCAAGTTGAACATCGATTGCTCAGAAGCGTTGAAACAGCTTGATGAAGTCAAAGAACGCATGAAGCGCCTATCTCGTGACCCCACCGTGAATAGGATGGTTGATCGACTTACGGAGGATGATATTCGTGGGGGCCTTATTATTCACCCCTTAACGGGCCTAAAACATGACAAGGATCTAGAAGCAAAGCCGCTCTAAAGGAGGGCAAATAAGATGGGCAAATTACGAACTGGAGTCGGAGCACAAAGCCGAGTAATCAACCTTGGAGACACGGTAACTGATACCATCACTGGATTCACTGGTATTGTAGTAGGACGGGTTGAGTACCTAACCGGATGTATACAGTTTGAGGTACAATCAAAAGGATTCAAGGACGGCGTGCCTATCGAACCTCAATGGATAGACGAAGTGCGACTGGGTATCGAAGAAGCTGAAGCGGGTGGGCCACACGACAATAGTCCTGTGCGTGTGACGCCGCCGCTCTAAGATGACAGAGAGGGAGATGAAACAAACGTACCGCTTCAGGGCGGGCTTTAGATATACTTTCGGATTCAACGAAAGATCAATTATGTCTGCGTGTGAGACAATACTCAGCGCCTATCGGCTGGCTCCCCTCAAGCCGTACCCTGCGTTCTATCTTCCCGTAAATGCCTCAGAAGGTCTTGCCCGGGCGTGGAGAGAAGCACTATTCAAGGGGCTCTTCCGTGGAGATAGGCGTCTTCTTAGCTTCTCTTGGAGGCCGTGATATGAAACGAACATACAAGTGTCCTAACTGTGGCGCCGTGAAGACGATCGACCAGCAAGAGGCTGACGAGAGCCGTGTGCTTAAAGGCGAGATTCCAGCGTTCATCTGGTGCATGGCCTGTCCAGGAAAGACGCACCACTGGGAGCGCGTTCGGGCTTGGGGTGACGATGTGACCGATCGCAACCCGACGAAATACAGTATATTCGGAACGAAAGGGACCTATCCAGTATTCAATCGGAAGATGCGACGGACGCTGGAAAGGCGGGGAAGAAGGGAGAGCAACAGCAGGAGGAGCGATGAACGCTGAAGAGAGAGCAAAGCGAGCATTAGATACGAAAAGGCCACATCCGACCGACAAACATAGCGTCATGGTGGTGCCCAGTGATCTTGAGGGTATGGTTGATCCGGCAGGTATGCCTCGACGCACCAGGCATGACATGGTTGCGCGAGTATCTGAAGAAATCTATGGCGCTCAGCGCGAGGCAGAGGCTTCATGAACAACATTTTAGATCATTTAGCAAAAGCCCTCGAAGAGAATTGTTCCTCACCTTTCCTGCCGAAGGGGTTTGTTCAAATTCAATTTGCCCATTTCACTGACGGTGAACGAGAATTGAATATCCAAATTGGCGATAGGGATTTCACCTTGAACAAGGATTTAGATTGCACTGGCAGCGGAAGCAGAGTGGGAGTTGGGAAAAACTGGAATATTCAGCAATCCCCAGCTGAAAGCATATAAAATAAGGCGGTTGCAGCGTAGCGTGCTACGTTGGGGGGATGAATCGGTTTCGTGCCGTATTAGGCAGCCGGATGGGGAATCCGGCCAGCCGCCTAAATAGAGAAGTGCGTGAAGTACATTGAGACAGAATGGATGGACGAACAAGGGATGATAATCGCTGTAGACGGGGAGGACTTCCTCAACGATGTCCGTAGCACCCTCATAGGAGATAACAATTGACGGGCTAGACGTGAAGGAATTGGAGACGTTATTGAAAGCAGTCGGGCGCAGTGAGACCAATAAGCGGGAATTCCTGCGGCTTGCGCGGCTGTCGAATGCCGGATATAGCGGGAAAGGGAGTATCAACCTGAGCCAGGGGAACGTCACTGATATGAAGTGGATGACTAGCTCGGAGGCTTTGAGCCGGTTGCTTGACTCGAAGAGAGGTTAAGGATGACATGGTGGGGTTGGATATTGGTTGGAATTGTTTGTTCGGTAATTGTAGTAGCAGTGGCAGCGTTTTATCTGCGTGAAGCATGGCTTACGATACTAGACGAGTGGCCGTTTAGCAAAAGGTATCATACCAGGAGAAGGAAGTAGGGGATATGCGTATATGGCACCACCACATAGTTTCGTAGGCGGCCATTTGGTGCAATATGATTATGCAGATAAGGTTTGGCGTTATCTTGATTACGGTATGGAGATAGAGCCTAAATACGTAGCCGTGGTCCTTGAACGCTTATCCGCGTTAGGTTTAGAGCCGAGGAGATGTGATGGCTGAGAAACACGCAGGAGGAAGCATGAAGTTTATAGGAGGGCCTCTAGACGGGAAAGAATACACCGGCGAAGTAACTGCATCAGTTCTTCGCTTTCCTATGTTTGGTAATAGGCGGCTGATAAGAGGCGGCGACCTGTTTGGTAGAGATATGATGACCACAGACGGTCTTGCTAAATTCAACGCAAGCGGCACCCCTCCGATTGACTTTGCAGAATACTCGGTTGTTGAAGGCTCGCTTGTTCATAAATTAACGGAGAGGTTCTATAAGTCTGAAGCATACGCAGATCAGGCGGTGGTATTATGAGCAAAGAGAAACTGAAACATGCAGGGGGCAGGCCTCGCAAGTTCGAGACGGTAGAAGAGATGCACACGGCAATCGGAGAATACTTTGAGAAGTGCGATGCACGGATGGTCAAGGTTGTAGTAAACCAGGGCAACAAGAAGGTGCTGGCAAACGTACCTAAGCCTGAGCCGTACACCGTTCAAGGGCTTACCGTCTTCCTCGATCTTACCAGGGAAGGCTTGCGTGAATATGAGAAGCGTGAGGAGTTTTCTGACACTATAAAGAAAGCGAAGGCAGTGATCGAAGCAGATAAGGTATTACACATGCTCGATGGTGACGGGTACGGGGCAGGATATATCTTCGATCTTAAGAACAACTTTGGCTGGACAGATAGGCAAACAATCGAACACACTGGCAAAGACGGAGGCCCTATTGAGCACGAAGACCTCTCCGGTATGACGAACGAACAGTTGCGGGAGCGGTTGAGGATCATCCGTGGTGAGAAGGGAGAGAAGGATTAGGAGGAGGGAGAGATGCACTTGATATGTGTACTGGGTAGTTCTGGCGAGAGCTGTGAGTATTGGGTTGGAGGAAGATGTGAGCGTGGGGATATCCAAGCCAGAACCGAAGGCGCTATGAGAATATGTAGTGATTACGTTTGTAGGAGAGGGTCTATGTGCCGCTCCGTGGAAATACCCAAGCCCAAAGAGTCAACGTATTATGAGCTTGAATCAAAGTGGATGTTAGACCAGGTGACAGCAGGAACTATACTACACTGGCGATATGTTAGTTACTACAACGGCGCTCGTGGGCCTTGGTATAGCGTGAAGGCAAAGGCGGTCGAGGGAGGAGAGGCACACAAGGCTCTTTTGACTCGAAAGGAGAAGACGCCAGAGTTCCGGGTCGTAGAGGCCGCTCAGGAAGATGCTGTAAGAAAAGCGGGGGAAATCCTAGAATATGTAAAGGAGCTAAACTATCACCCAGCGGAGTTAGCAACAGATGCCGCGCGTGAGTTACTCAGACAATTGTTGAGATTGCAAAAGGAGACCCACTATCTTGCCAGCAGGGATTACGGTAGTCCACGGAGCCGAAACCCCATTTTATAGCCTAGAGAAGGATAGTCTGGAAAAGTGGAAACAGCGACGATAGAACAGACAACCCTACAGAATGAGGAGCGCCGCGTTCTAAGCGTTCTAGCCAAGCGCAGTCTGTCCAGCTTCTGCGAGTATGCCAGTAACGGGGCATGGAAGCACGCGGCACACTTGGACTACCTTTGCCGGAAGATCGAAGAGGTTGAACAGTGGATCAACGAGGAGCATGATGAACCCAAGCTACTAATGGTGATCATGCCTCCCAGACACGGCAAGAGCGAAGTTGTTTCGAGGAATACCCCTGCATGGTTCTTAGGACGTAACCCAGACAAAGAAATCATCCTCGCTTCCTATGGCGCGGAGCTCGCCACAGATATGAGCCGCGACGCAAGGCGGATCTTTAGAGATAACTGCTCTGAACTATTCGGCTTGGAGATGTCCGAGGAGTCTGCTGCTGTTGGGCGCTGGCATATCAAGGGGCATAAGGGAAGGATGCAAGCAACAGGGGCCGGTGGCGCTATTACTGGCCGTGGAGCAGACCTCGCAATCATAGATGATCCGGTCAAGAACATGGAAGAGGGGGAGAGTCCCGTTTACCAGCGCAAGCTCGCTGATTGGTTCAGGACGACACTCCTAACTCGCTTGGTTCCTGGCGGTGCTGTGATACTTGTGATGACCCGCTGGCACATGCAGGACCTTGGTGGCCGCCTATTAAAAGCGGCAAAGGCAACCGGCGTGGAATGGGAAGTTATCAAGTTCCCTGCAATCGCGCAAGAGGACGATGTTCTCGGGCGGAAGAAAGGTGATCCCCTGTGGCCGTGGCGGTTCAACAAGAAGACACTGGCGAAGATCAGAGCGGCGATCGGCGGGCGGTTCTGGAATGCGCTCTACCAAGGAGATCCAGAAGGTGATGTAGAGGGAGCCTTATGGAGACGGGAGACGATGATAGACCCTTATCGGGTGGCTATCGCGCCAGAGCTCGAGGAGATTGCCCTCGGTATTGACCCGTCTGGTGGTAGCGCAGAGTCGAACGATGAAGTAGGAATGATCTTAGGATCCCGCGGCGTGGATGGTAGGGGATACGTGCTGGCGGATATATCTGGACGTTATACGGCGAGCCCAAACGCCTGGGCAAAGGAAGCGATTCTCACGTGCATCGAATGGAAGGCAAATCGGATTGTTGCTGAAAAGAACTTTGGCGGTGATATGGTATTAGCCGTGATCCTGGGGACGAAAGTAACAGTACGAGAGGAGTGTCCTAAATGTCATGGCGGTGACGAAAAGGAAGAGTGCGAAATATGTGGCGGCGCTGGGGAAGTGGACGTGGAGCATAGTGGTGGGGAGTTCATGTCGGCGGAGGATCTGGTGAATGCCTCACAAGCCAAACATATCAGGGCAGAGCCTATCGCTAACCTATGCTCTCAAGGAGAGATTAGCCACGTGGGAGAACTATCGGAGCTCGAGCATGAGCAATGTACGTGGATAGCCCAGGGTCCGAAACGTTCACGGTGGTCTCCGAACCGGATGGATGCTCTCGTGTGGGTAATGACAAAGTTGATGGTCGGTAGCCACTTTGTTGGCGTTACGAGCTTGGAATGGCCGGAATAGAGGAGGTGAGAGATGCAGATTGTCGGAGATCCTGCGCTATATCCTTAGGAAGATTAACAAGGAATAAGTAAAACTACGGGCGGCTGCGGTGTCGAGCCCAAGCCCACAAGGCTATGGCCCTATAACTAGGGCGCGGACAGGCCGTAAGCGAAGGTCTTTTGGCGGGGCAAAACGTGTCCCGTCTCAGGCAGTAGGCCCAGCCGCCTTGACTTGATGGGGGGGATATGGTATAGTGAGCTAAGAGTGAGATAGCGCATAGTAACGGCTAAGGGCCGTTTGACTTGGCATCTCTCGGGAAACTGGGAGATGTCTCTGTTTTTGGGGGTGGTGAATGGGATTAGGGAGCACAGTTGCCAACCTTGTTATGCAATGGGCGGCAAAGCGCAGCAAGTGGGATACATTCACGCCTCGCTTAGGTAATCCGTGGATGGCTGGGCAGGCTATCTTCCCTGAATGGTCAACCGAGAAAGCGGTAAAAGAAGGCTATAAAGCTAGCTATATTTACTATACCGTAGCATCTGATATAGCAGACTGTATACGCTCCGTGCCGTGGGTGGTCAAGCGCAAGACAAAGACTGGCTCGGACCTTGTTGATAGTCACCCGCTCATGGAGATGCTACGAAGTCCGAACTCTGAAACCACCTGGGGGGCACTTAGTGAAGCGTGGGATCTGTTCAAGTCTATTGATGGGGACGCCTATGGGCATTTCGTACAGATCGCAGATGAGATGAAGATTTGGCTCCTACGTAACGACCGCGTGAGAATAGTTCCTGATAAACGCGGACACATTGAGTCCTATAAATATACTCTAGGAGGAGAGTCTGAGCATTTCCCGCCCGAGGAGATCCTACACTTTAAGTTCTTCGACCCTAGCTCTGACTACTACGGGCTGGCTCCTCTACAGGCTGGAGCACCGATCATTGACACTCTAAATGCGAGCATTAAGTGGAATAGGGTAGCGATAGGTAGGCGCGCTATCAAAGATATGATCCTCGCTCCTGAGAAAGGCGTGAATATGAGTGGAACGCAGTATGAAGATTGGATTAAACATATAAACAAGCAAATCCACGGCCCTGAGAATGCCCACGGGCTGCTCATCAATTCGTTTGGTGTACAAATGGCGGAAATGTCACGCACTCCCATTGAGATGGATTTTATAAAGTCTGCGGGGTTCTACGAGGCGGCGGCGTGCAAGATCCTCCATGTGCATCCCGAGGCAATCGGAGCGCTAGGGGCGACGTTTGAAAATAAGGAATGGGCTATCCGCGATAAGTGGCAAGGCCCGGTTGAATCAAGGTTGTCTGAGATGCGCGCGGTATTTAACCACAAGTTCCGACCTCTGTTTGGCACAGCTGATCCTAAGCTAGCAGCACCAGGTGAATTGTTCATGGACTACGACCTAACGAATACACCAGGGGCAAACGCAGCACAGAAAGAAGGGCTTGATCGAGCAGTAAAGGCATGGAAGTGTGGAGTGCCGTGGGATGTAGCTGATGAGAAGTTTGGTGTCGGTATCGGGCCTGTTCCTGGTGGTGATGTGGGTTACCTTCCAGTGAATGTTCTTCCAGCGGGGACGACCTTGCCTGCTGCTACTGCAAGATCCGAAGATGGATCAATCCGGTTTCTGTTCCCTGAAGGCCGGTCAAGCCGGTCGTTCAACTTGGAAACCAAGGAACAGTTTGCAGCGCACTGGCGGGCAGTTGACCGTCGTAAGCAGGGATGGGAGCGCGGCGTTGCGCCAAAGGTCGCTCAGGAATTCAGACTTGAACGTGAAGCAGTAGTAAAGGCGATCAAGGCGGGGCATGTCGATGTGGATTATGTGATAGACGCACGAGCTCCCTCATGGTCGAAATTGATCACCGCTGTCATGAGAGCCGTCATCGAAGACTTTGGCGGGCAAGTGGCAGATGATCTCAATGGTAGGGCCACTGAGGTAGGCCCCAGAGCGGGCCTCTCAGAAGATTTGGAGGCTCGACAAGGCTACGAATTTGATCCGTGGAATGATCTGATTAAAAAGTGGGTCACTACTAAGACAGCGGAGGACGTTGTAGAGATTGGCATAACGACCAAGAAGGCGATTCGCAAGGTAGTCCTTGCCAGCCTCAAAGCGGGCGAATCATCGGTGAAGATCGCCAAACAGATTGAGGGAGTCTATCGGCACTGGGAGAAGGTTGAAGGCCTAATAGATCCAACGACAAAAAAGCCGGTCGTTGCACGAGCGATGATGATTGCACGAACCGAGGTGCACACGGCGACTGGATTCGGGATGCACGAGTCGGCGCGACAGTCGGGCGTGGCGAAAAAGAAGGCGTGGCTGTCTGCGATGGACCCACCGAGGGCGCGAGAGATGCACATGGAGATAAGCGGGATCTGGATTCCGTTCGATGAGCCGTATGTAATGGCTGATGGAGCGACAATGCAGCATCCAGGTGACGGACCGGCGGACCATGTTATAGGCTGCCGTTGCACAGAAATGTATAAAAATTCATCATGACAAGGATGGGATACATGTTTGAGGTCCGTAAGGAAGATACAAAGGCCATAAGGATAATGAAGAGAATCATACTGCTTCCTATCGTTATGGTTGTGTGGATTGTGTCGTTCATAGGGCTATGGGGCATTTGTATTCCCATCGGCATGTTATGTTTACTATTCAAAGGGAAGGAGAAAAGGGTGGGTGAGGTAAATGAGTAACAGGCGATTTTGGGAGTCTTCACACTACGATAGCGATCACGACATTGGCAGTCCGATCAGCATTGCTATAACGACACCGGCAACGGGTAGCTATCGTCTAGGGTGCGAACTGGCTTGCGACAATGGGGTAGTGTTGCAGTGGTATGAGGGCGTGACGATCGGCGCGGCTGGGACAGCGATGGTGTGGCGGAACGTGATCAGATCAGACAGCGCCGAGGATGAGACACATGCAGTATTGATTGAGCAAGGTGGAACGTATACGGGTGGAACGCTGATCCGGCAGCGGATGGGCGCATGGTCGTATACCGATCCGTCTGAGCCTCCTCCTCCGTTTACGCTGAAGCAGAGTACGACTTACCTGGTGGTTGCCACGTCGCTTGCAGACAACAATGACACGACGCTAATTATGCGGCTGTCGAAGCGAAGGTGATGGCGATGGATAGACTACAGGCGATTCACAATTTTGAGCTGAGGGAGCTTGATAAAAAGGGCCGGTTCAGCGGCTATGCCTCAGTGTTCGGGGTCCTCGATACGTATGGAACAGTGTTTGATAAGGGGGCATTCAAAAAGACGATCAAGGATCACAAAGGCGTCTTTCCATTAACCTGGATGCACAACGCGACTGTACCTATAGGAATGGCGAATGTTGAAGAGGATAGTCACGGTCTGTTCGTCAAGGAAGGGCAGCTTGATCTTGACGTTGAGAAAGGGCGCGACGTATATAGCGGAATGATGAAGAAGTATATCACGCAGATGAGCCATAGCTTTCATTCCTTGAAGGAGTTGATTATTGAGGAGAACGACAAGAAGATTCCGCACTTCAAGGAAGTCCGTTTATATGAGATTGCACCAGTGACTACTAACTTTGCCTCAAATGAGGAGGCGTTGATCGGTGAGGTAAGGATGCAGGAGGAGCGTGGCGTGATCTCATCGAATCTTCCGCTTGGAGATCGCAAGAAGAAGTGGGATAAGGCCGCTGCGGAAAAGCGCGTGAGGGCATGGGCCGGAGCAGGAGATGAACCGAACGCGAAGTACCGAAGGGCGTTTTTGTGGTACGACGGGGAGAACGCAGACAAGTTCGGTGCTTACAAGTTGATGATCGGTGATGTGATTGGTGGGACTTTGAAGGCGATGCCGCGAGCGATCTTTGCTGTGGCGGTTGTTCTCCAAGGCGGACGCGGCGGGGTGAATATCCCTGCCTCTGATAAGGTGAAAGTCAAGACAATTATAACGAAGTATTATCACAAGATGGATGAGAAGGCCCCGTGGGAGTCGAAAACGATTTATATTCCCGTGGGGATGGCGTTTGAAATGGGACGTTTATCAGCACTCCTTAGAGAGCCGCCTGTTGGCACTCAGACTGGGGAGCCGCGACGCGAGCCGGGCGACCACTTGCGAGAGTTCCGAGAAGAAATCGCTCGCCTAGAGCGGGTACTAAAAAAGGAGTGATCAGAATGGATGATGATGCCACGAATGCAGTGGAAAACACAGAAGGCAATGAAGAAAGACAGAACCTGGAGAAGTTGACGCTTACCCTCAAAGGTATAGCGGATAGCATCGAAGGGTTGCCTGAGACTGTGAAAGAGGAAGTCGACCGACGCATCAAAGTGATAGCTGGGGACGTAAAGGCATTCAAGGAAGAGCGTGATGAGAAGATTGTCGCGCTTGAGAAACGGCTGTCTACCGCGATGGAAAAGCAGGCTGCGCCAAGGCTAGGCGGTGATACAGAGACCGAAGAAGACTATGGCTACGGCAATGAGCCAGGCGGCTTCGATGATATGATCGCCGAAGTTCGTGCGGCTGGCCAGCCCGGGGGAACGCCGGAGCGTCTCCTCAAGATGCACAAAGGCGAGATAGAGCGGCGCGATCTATCGACGCTTACCGGCTCGGATGGTGGGTTCTGGATGCGCCCGCAGTTCTCGGCGCAGTTGCTACAAATTCCACCGGATCAACAGTGGCTTTCGTCCTTAGTGCGGATGCTTCCTAGGACCGATCCGCCAAACGCAGACTTCGTTTTCAATGCGTTCGATCAAGCTGGATCAAAGGGTATCTTTGGCGGGGTTGCGGTCTACTCTGCAAAAGAGTTGGCGACGCTCACAAAGACTGCGACGCCCAAAATCTTACAAGTGAGACTGAAGCCTGAGAAAGTTGGCGTGTACTGGCTCGTATCTGAAGAGTCACAGGCAAATGCGCCACAGATGGGCTCGATGATGCAGCCGCTCGTCAACGGTGCAATCCTATCCTACAGGGATGACAAGATTCAAACAGGGACAGGCGCAGGCGAGTTCCTTGGCTTCGCAGATAGTCCGGCAATGATTCAAATTTCCCGTAGCGTGGCGGATGAAGTCAACTATGAGGATCTAACCTACATGTTGGCAAGAGCGATGTCGAATGGCGGTGGGCGGTTCGTGTGGGTATGTCAAAAGGTCACGATGCTTCCACAACTGATGACGATGACCGATGGTAGTGGAAAGCTCATCTGGGCGGATAACGCGCGGGAGGGAATCCCTGCTCCGACCCTGGCGGGCATCCCGATCTTCTTCAATGAAATCTCGCCGACGCTTGGAACGACGGGTGATCTGCGGTTGATCAACCTCGAATACTACCTTGTGAAACCTGGAATGGGCGTAACGCTCAAGTCCGACAGTACTTACGCGAACTTCCTGATCGGTAATGAGACAATCAGGGTCGTGTACTATGAGGATGGTAAGCCGTGGCTCACGGAACCTCTCACGTTGAGGGATGGCACTAATACGGTGAGCCCGTTCATTGAACTTGTGTAGTGGAACATGGGACTTGATAGGCTGGGTCCAATTGTGCGCACTCAGCCCGCTTGTAAAGCGCCGGAATTGACCGGTTGGGATGGTCCTCAAGTCCCTTGCATAGAGAGAAGTCAATCTGCCACAGGCAGAAAGGAGAACTAATATGCACGATATAGCAGAAGCAACAAAAGTAGATTGCGCAGTATATCCACAGGTAGGGGCTACAAGCCTCACTGGTGAATGGTTTAGCATGGAGAAATACGCAAAGGCGCTGTTCATTGCACAGGTGTGGGGGCAGCATGACGGTGATGATTGTACATTCGCTGTCTACGAAGCAACTGACGCAGAGGGTTCAGATGAACAGCAACTTGGTGCAACGATTACGATGGCGCAAGGCATCAAGATCACAATGTGTACCGTAACCTTTGCATCGATTGACGTTGATGACACGGTTATCATTACACCGTATACGTTTGTGAATGGTGTGATGACAGTGGGTACAGCGTTGACGTTCACCGCGAAAGCGGCAGAGTCGCTGGCAAATCGGCAGTTTGACCAGAGCGGCACAGATACCGAAACGGCGACTTCGTTTGCAGCGTGCATCAATGACGCAACTTATGGGGTGCCTGGTGTGCTGGCAACAGCGGCTGTAGCAGTTGTCACCTTGACGATGGACGAGCCTGGTGACGGGACGTTCACAATCGTTGAATCCGACGCAGCCAAGTCTGCTGTAGAGGACTATATACAGCAAGCGCATTTCGAGGTTGCGGTTCAGGATCTAGATCGGGATGACAACTTCACTCACATTGGCGGTCGGTTTGCGAGCGTTGAAACGGATGTACGCACTTCTTGTCAGTTGATCCGTGCGGTCGCTGGTTACTTGCCGGTTGGGCAGGTTTCAGCATATAGCGACGATGCAAGCTAGGAGGGATCATGCGTAGACTAAGACCACACAGTGTTCGCAACGTTGGTGGTCCCGCTCCGTGGGCGCCAGAGACGGTTGGATCAATCTCCGAGCTCATTGAATATACGGATGTGGTAGACAATGCGGCGTCGGTCCTTATAGGGACTATCCCTGCAGGAGCACGCTATCTGATGGCCGATATTAAGGTCATCACGGCGTTCAACTCCGGCGGAGCTGATGATGCTATTGTCGTTGGCATTGTTGGAGACACAGACTACCTCATTGAAGACGGACACCCGGATATTGCGGATAGCGTAACTGAGGGGGAGCTTTTGGACTGGACGCCTACAGCGGATCAGCTCATTTACGCAACCCACTCAAGTTCTGGAACGGCTCCCACAACGGGAAAGGCGATTGTAACTGTTAGATTCAAGCAACCACTTTAGGAGGTGGTGAGAATGAAGAAAGTATTTGTATTGATGCTTGCCGTCCTCCTTCTGGGGACGGTTGGAATGGCGAAGGTTGAGATCTTCGAGAGTATTACTATCGAAATAGGAGCGACGTTCGCGGGGGCAACAATTGCAGATCTCGGCACGGTCACAACTGCCGATATCAACGCAGGGACGTGGCAAGGGACAATAGATGGGGCTTGGACGGCAACAGGACAAACCTGTACCGATCTCGGCTCGATCTCAACTGTCGATATCAATGGCGGGACAATCAATGGAATCACCGATCTCGCTGTAGCCGATGGTGGTACTGGATCGTCTAATGCGAGCGATGCACGGACGGCACTCGGACTTATAATCGGGACGGACGTTCAGGCATACGATGACGAGTTAACTGATATCGCTGGGCTTACATTCGCAGACGATTACTTCATCTTAGGAACTGGAGCTGGTACAATTGGGACGGCTTCTTGTACTGTTTTTGCACAGTCAATCTTGGACGATGCAGACGCAGGAACTGTTCTAGGTACGTTGGGCGCGGTGATTGGTACGAACGTTCAAGCATATAACGCTAACCTAGACGATATTGCTGGATTGACCTTTGCCGATGATTATTTCATCCTGGGAACGGGTGCCGGTACAATTGGGACGGCTTCCTGTACTTCGTTTGCACAGACGATTCTTGATGATGCAGCTGCAGGAAACGTGGCGACTACTATCGGCCTTGGTACAGGGGACAGCCCAACGTTTACAGGGCTTACTCTGTCAGGGAAGGCTGTACAGGGCGGAGAATGGGGCGCGACCCCAGTCGATCTTGACGGGACAGACCCTGACCAAGCAGCTCAGTTCCACGCCGACATTACTACCGACGTGGCTGGTGGAGCCTATGCAACGGTGTATAAAACGATGACCATCACTAGCGCACAGACGGGTGACACCTCAGTGTTCGGTGATTGGCAAGAGCTTTATATCGATGGCGATATTACGATTGCGGTAGGAAATCACGCGGCATCATGGGGTCACCTGGAATTGATCGATGGCGGCGGGACCAACCTTACTCTCAATTCGTCCGTAACGGAGCTATGGAGCGCCGGTGTTACGGGTAGCATTATCGTTCCTGACGCGCTTATTATCGGTCAGGATAGGCAGATTGCCTCAGTGATTGCAACGAGTGATATTACAACTGGTTACTCACTTGCACACGCTGACTCACTTCTTGCCGGTGTCTTGATTCGAGCAGACGGTCAGCCGTTCCCAGTTGGATTGTTAATCGATGACGATGACGCGACAATCGACATTCAACTCTCTACCGATCAGTTGATTGACGGTAGCACTGCTGGCGTTGCGTCTGTTGCTGGAGATTCGGCTGTGGAATATGTGGCGGGTCTTATGCGTACCGTCATCACGGTCGATTCAACAAGTGCAGGGGATGACATTGATCTGGAAGACAAGGACGATGGCGGCGGGACGCTTCTTTACACGTTCCCCGTTGGACACATCCGTATTCTGGGGTGTGTCGCAGATCTTACAACTACATCGAGTGCTGAGATCTTCCAGGCTACTTTCCCGATGTCTATTGGGACCACTGCGGCGGCTGATTCAGAGGCAACTTTAACAGGTACAGAAGCGGACCTTTGTGCATCAACGGCCATCTCTTATGACGGGGAGGTTGCTTGTGATCTGCCTCCAGTGTCGGCAGCAGATATGACATACGACGGTACGTCTAGTGCTGTCGTCGCCTATCTCAACGCTGCGGTTGCTGCCGCGGACATCAATGGTGCAGCTACGGTGAAATCAACAGGTACTGTGACGATCCACTGGATGCTCCTTGGTGACTACTAATGCGGATTGAACTAGCTAAAGAGAGACGGATTAAGGGGAAGCTCCACAAGGAAGGCGAAACCATCATTGTCAAAAAAGACTATGGTGAACGCCTAATCAGTGAGGGCTTGGCGAACAGGATCATTGGCGAACAAGAGAATCGGGTGGCCCCGGAAGTCCGGGGTCGCCGGTTCAGTGGTCACAAAATCTTTAGGGGTGACCCATGAGCATAGTGGCCTGCAGAGTCAACAAAGATAACTATGAGATCGCCGCTGATTCGATCACTGTACGTGGATACACACAAGAAAAAGGTGATCGGACTAAACATTCGAAGCTTTGGGAGTCTAATGGTTTGATTGTTGGCGGGGTTGGATTTTGCGAAGAGCTAGGATTATTGCAATTCTTTGCCGGTACACATCAACTTGCAGCAGCAACGGAAGGAGCTTTACTAGAGTTTCTTGTGGAGTTTTCAGCGTGGAAAAAGCGAAAGATCAATAAACCAGAGCTGGAAAATTCCTATCTTATGGGTATAGAAGACATTATTTTGTATGTAAATCAATGGCACATTACACGTGTCTCTACATTTGAGGCAATCGGAGCTGGAGAGGACTTTGCGCTTGCGGCGTTACACCTTGGGCACAGTGCAGAAGAAGCAGTGCGTGTGGCGACTGAACTAAGTATCTATTGTGAAACACCAATTCAGGTTAAGCGGAGAACTTTCAAAGGAGAGGGTAAAGGAGTAGCCGATGCCTGATGGTCCTGTCTACACTAATCTAGAATGGGAAGAAGAGGGTGAAGAGGTGACTCTCAAAATCCTAACCAAGGCGTATTGCTACGCCACGGGGATGGACGATTATGACACGCTACTTGAAGCTCTATTCGACGCAGCGAAGCGCAAGGCCGACGAATATCTTAACAATCCATTCGAGGTACTTAATCCGACCATTGTGTTCTCAGGCGTTGAGGAGAACGACTACATCACTGTTAACGGGCGATCCTATACGGTTGCTGACGCGCTAGATGAGGATGAACTCTACTTCGCACTTGGGGACACCGACTCAGATACAGCGGACAACTTTTGCGCGTTAGTGAACTCGAGCACGTTTGGCGGCTCTTATGGGGCCGTTGGCGTGGCTGGTGTAACAGCGACCAACAAGGAAGGCACGGTTACCTTGACGCGGCGCTATCCTTATCCTGACAACAAGCTCATTGAGATTGCAAGCTCGGATGAGGACAAGCTCCTCGTTAGGCAAGTTAGAACATCGGTCACGATCCCAGAGGATGTCGAACAGTGGATCATGCAGCGCGTCAAGCGGCATTTCGACAACAGGGATGCGCTTCT